GATGGTGGTCAGGCTGCCCTGCTTCTGCACATCGGTGCAGATCAACGCAGTGGCGAAGTTCTCCGGCGTGATCTCCAGCATGGTGCCGGAGAGCTTCACCGTCCAGCCATCGTTGACGGTGGAGCCCACCATGGGGCTGCGCAGACCGTCGGCTTTGATGTTGCGCAAGGCGGGCGTGCATTGGAAGGTACCGCCGCCGCGGGTGGCACCGATGACGCAGCTGCCCTCGGCAATGGCATCGGCTACCAGAAGGCGGAGTTGGGCTGCGGTGGCTGCGGCGGAGAAATCGAAGCCCCGCAGGAACAGCCCGGCATTGAGCTGCAGGTTTTCAAAAGTAGTAGGGGTCAATGCGGTGGTCATGGGATTCAACTCCTTTGGTTGGTCAGGCGTCGTAGAGGTGGACGTTCAGGCGCATGCGGCCGCCGATGATGCTGCGGTCGTTTTCATCGCCCACCAGGGTGATGAAGCTGCCCGCTGCCCGGCGGAGCACGGCCATGCCGCCGTGGTAGCGCAGCAGCGTGCCCTGCTCCGGGATAGCGGCACACAGGGTGTCCATCGTCTCCAGGCAGCGGGTGTGCGCGTACTCCCCGCGGAACCAGGCGGTGACGGTGAGCCCGGCGGACTGGGCAAAGGGCGCATAGGCGGTGGTCAGGGTGATGAAAGGGAAGCTCGCGCCGCTGGGCACCTGCCCGGTGATGTACACGGGCAGGCCTGTCTCTTTCAGGAAAGCGACCGCAGACTTCTGGTACAGCTGCATGCTCATGGGGCGGTCACCAGCCTTTCCACCGGTACCTGGCAGAAGGCCATGCCGGAAATGGCCGGGGTACGCATGTCGCTGCTCTGACCAACGATGCGGAACTCCGCGCCATCGCTGATACGGCGTACTCGGTCGTCCTGCACGAGGGTCACATCCCACTCATGGAGCAGCATGGGTACGGTCTTCAGCGCCAGCAGCCCGGCAGGATCGACCTCCTTGCCCATCACCTGCGTCACGCCGCCCCGGAAGGTGATACCCTCCGTCCAGGCAGGAGAGATGCCGCCAAGGTCATCGGCGGTCTGGGTGCGCTCCAGCAGGATGAAATCCTCGAAGTAGTCCTGAAGCATCACAGCTTCACCTCCGTGTACATTCTGCGCCAGGGGGCAAGCTGCCGGGCAAAGTACGCCTGCCAGGTGATAGGGTTGCCCTCGCCGTCGGTGGCCAGCTCGCGGCTGTAAGCGCCGAAGCTCTCCTTCACCGCAGCAGAGGAACCCTGCTGTTTCGCCCACAGGCAGATCTCCTCTGCCAGGACAAGGAAATCCGCCGGGGGAGCCAGCAGCCAGATGCGCCCCTCCCAGCTTTCATCAACTGCGCCGGGAATGACGCACCCCTCGCTCAGCTGATACACGCCATTGTTGTAAACAGACCCGGTGATCGCCACCCAGTCGCCGACATGAAAGCCATCGGCCGGGGACAGCGCACCGGAGAGCAGCGTCCACGTGCCATCCATGGTCGCTGCGGGGAAAAAGTTGCGGGTTTCCCGCATGAGATCAGGGACGCTGATAAACATTGGAAACCTCCAAGTAATTATGAATTAAGAATTCGGAATGCGGAATTCGGAATTAAGTGTGTGGCCCTCCCGCGTCACGGAGCGCCCGTTGCGCTCCGTGACCCCAGGTAAGTGCAGCCAAGCAATTGCCCGGGAGAAGGGTTTCGAAAGGGTCGAAGACCCTTCGCAGGGGAGTCCAGAGGGGACGGCGTCCCCTCTGGTTAGGGGATTCCTAAGGGGGAGAATCCCCCTTAGGCGATGGTGTGGATGTAGACGCAGGAGGGCATGACGACCTTGGCGCCGCAAAGGGACAGGCCCTTCACGCCGTCGTCGAAGCCCTTCTCGCGGCGGTAGGCCTCGATGTGGGTGATCTGGTTGGCGAAGGTCACGCCGTCGGGGGTCATGGCGACCAGTTCATTGTTCAGATCGTTGCTGATGTAGATGTCGAAGCCAGCAGCGCGGGCCACAGAGCCATCGGCCAGGTGGGCTTCGGAGAAAGCGCCGTTGCCGGTGATGAAGCGGTTGTCCAGCAGCAGCTCGCCCTCGATGGAGGCAGGCACCACCAGCACGCGACCAGCGCGGGGGACGTTCTTCTCGTCCAGGGCGGTCTTGATGTTCACCAGCAGCTCGTACACACCGCCCTCGGGAATAGCGCCGGACTTCTTGGTGCCAGCACCCTCGCGGATGACGGACAGGATGTAGCTTTCGGTGTCCTCGGCCAGCTTGTAGGCGGCGTTGCGCATGGCGGCATCCATCAGCTCGGAATTGGCCTGGGCGGCGTCCACGTCGTTGAGGTAGAAGTTGTAGTAGGCACCGTGGTCGATGGTCAGGGTGGTGTCGGAGCCGGTGAGCTGTTCAGGCTCGGCGATGTCGGTGTTGGGGGTGTAGGGCTTCACGGTGATGTCAGCCAGGTTGTTGATGTGCACCGTGTCGCCGAACTGGGCGATGTCGCCCTCATAGTTGCGGTTGCACAGGGAACCGAACACCAGGGACTTGTGCAGGTTTTCGGTCAGGCGGGCGCTCCATACAGCGGGGATGAAAGAGGTGATAGCCATAGGTCAAATCGCTCCTTTCGCAAGGACGCCTTTTACGGCGTTCCAGTTGCGGTTGATTTCGTCTGCGCTCATGCGGGAAAGATCCTCACGGGTCAGCGCACCGCCCGTGGGGATGGGAGGCTGAATGGTGGGTGCAGCCATGCGGATGGGCTGGGCGAAAAAGGCGGCATACTTGCTCTTCAGGTCGGCAATGAGGGCGTCCTGATTCTTGAGAACGCCGTTTTCCATTTCCAGCGTGGCGGGGTCAATGGCCTGGATGAGCAGGTCGATGGCCTTTTCGTTGCAGCCAGCCTGGATCATGGCCAGGCGTACCATTTCGAGGGCCTTGGCGGTGGTGCGGTCGGTTTCTACCTGGGTGCGGTAGGCATCGAAGGCCGCCTGTACCTCGGCGGCGGACTGGTCGGCGGTGGCACGTAGAGCCTCCAGTTCGGCGGAGGCGGCGTCACGTTCGGCCTTGAGGGCGTTCACGGTTTCGATGTGGGCAGCGATGACCTGTTCGATGGCCTCATCGCTGAGCTGCAGATCCTTCAGCAGCTGGCGGGTCAGGGACATGGGTGCTCCTTTCTGCGCGGTGCGTTGCGCAATGCGATGTATATATAAAGGTCGGGGGTGGCCGCCCCCGACTAACGAGGCCAACGCTTGCGTTGGCCGAAGTGTAGCCAGTACACGGCCTTGTGCCGTGGAATGGCCGACAAAACAGGCAGCTTACGCCACCTGATGCTGCAGCGCCTCGGCAGTTGCCTGCCGGAGAGCGTCTGCGTGATTGAGGATGCCATCCGCCAGATAGGGTCGGCCTGCCATGCGACAGGTTCCATCGTGAACGGGGATGGCGTAGGGCAAGGTGTTGCCGATGCAAACGGTGCTGCCGTCAACGGAGAAGGACACATCCCGTAGCAGCGCGCCGGTGCGGTAGACGGGACGTTCGTAGCCCTCCATCATCTGGGTGCGGACGGCACTGACGGCGGCTTCACCCATGGACTGAGCAGCGGAGGAAAAATCGAGGCGGGAGAAGAGCTCCGGTAGATGGGACTTGAACATGGATCAAGCCTCCTGGGCGAGCAGCATGTCGATCTCCTCGGGCTGGATGTAGGGATTCAGCTTCAGGGCGGTGCGGCGGTCGATGTCCGGGCGCATAGCGGCGATGTCGGCCACTGTTTCGGATTCGTTGGCGATACACTGGCGCTGGAAACGAATCTCCTCGGTGGTGACGCCCAGCAGTGCGAGCAGCTGCTGCACAAAGCGGAACACCTGCCACTCGTAGCGGTCGGCCTTCAGGTTCAGGTTGGCGGTGGCGGCGCGGATGGCCACGTTGGTGAGGCTACCGCCGGTGAGAGCGTCGATGTTCAGGGCCATGTAGTCTTGGTAGAGGGCACGCTCCAGAATGTCCAGGGCAGTCTGCCGGGCGGCGTAGGGAACCTCGATGGTATGGGGTTCGGCGGTAGAGGAGGAGCCGCTGCCGTCGGACAGATTGGCTACGGCCTTGATGCGTTGGATCTCCTCCAGCATCTGGGCGATATCGTCGGTGGTGCCGCCGAAATTGTTCAGCACCCAGTAGACATCGTTGGCACGGTCGAGGTTATCGGCAAAATCGGAGAGGATGTTGTCGTAGGCGTCGATCTTTGCCTTGATGGCGGGGGTCAGCTCGCTGTGGCGCTCGGTGTTGGCGTACAGGGGAATGATGGGCAGGCGGGGATAATTCTCAATGGAGAGAATCTCATCACCAAGGGCATCGGAGCGCATGGTGATCACATAGGGCCGCTTCTCGTCCACGGGGATGAGGGCAGACTTTTCCACCTTCAGCACCGTGATGCCATCCAGTTCAAACAGGCGGATGTACATGGGTTTGTGGGCGTCAATCTGCCAGAACTGGATGCCCACCATGGGCTCGTCGGTGACTTCGTCCATCAGGGCGAAGAAACCGCTGCGGCTGTCGCGGGCGGCCTCCAGCACCTCCAGGTGGTCAGCATTCCAAAAGCCCCAGCTGACGCCATGGATCAGCGCCCTCTCGCCCAGGGCGGCCAGCTGGTGGTCGAAATCAGCGCCCAGGCGGGCTTTGGTTTCGGCGTCGGAGAGGATGCAGCCGCCGGCCAGCAGGAACTGGTTCTGCTGGGTGATGAAGCGGAACAGGAAGCCGGAGCCGATGCGGTTGCCCACCACATCCTCGGTGCCGGTGCGGATGCGCTTGCGGCCGGAGGCGTCGCGGCTTTCGATCTTGCGGGCACGGAGAATGGTTTTGCGGCTAACTGCGGTGTTACGGCCACGG